TTAACGTTCAGCATCAACGCTGAGACCACACTAAACAGGTTGCCAACACGCAATGTCGGCCTAGGGAATCCACTCTGTCCGGCTGTGTACTCAAAGCCCTGCGCCTCGATGGGAATAGCAATGTAGGTGTTGCCTTGGTAAATAATTTCAGCCGTAGAGGTCTGGACTACAACGCCGCTGTAGAAACGAAAAATAGTGTTGCTGCCATGAATGACAGGGTCAAGGTGCAGCTCAAACAGTTCAATGACAGCAAACGGGGAGCTTTTGATCAGCTCCTCGAACATAATCACATCGCTCATAGGTCAAAGACCTCCTGGAATGTTGCCTGGATCGTGGCACGATTTAGATATGGGATCGTCTTGCTCCAGTTAAGGCAAACCCACTTGTAAGAGTCGCTTTCATCAGGCGGCGACCAAGTGAAGCTCTCTGCCCCACCACGCGCCTCAAGGAAGGTCTCAATGGTGTCAGCATCGGTCTCTGATACCTCAAAGGTCAGGTTCCACACCTTGGGATCCTGGTTGAGGCCGAACGTCAGACGCTGCACATAGCCATCGCCCATTTGCACTTCGCGGACCTTGGGCTGGCTTGTCTTTTGTGCCCCGTAAGTGGGGTTGATTGAAGGGAAGGTAGCCATCAGCGTGTCAGCAAGCCTCCTGGTCGTTTTTGCTTGATCAGCTCAGCCTGGACTGCAGCGCCAATCGCCTTGCCAAGCTGCGCAGCACTAGGACCGTCGCCCTGTACTGAAGATCCAGAAGCATCAACGTTTACGGTCACGTTAGCCCCGCCCATTGCGTGGTTTGGAACAATCGTGCCAGCCCTACTAGGCACAAACAACTCAGGACCACGCTCGCCAACGATTGACGGGCGGCCAACTGGCGGGCGGCCACCATTTGCAAACCGAGGCAAGGCTGAAAACAGACTACTCCCTGGGAAAGCAGCATTTAGCAGGGTGTTGATGCCAAGCTTTAACAACTGATTCGCAACATTCTTGAGTGTGTTTCCAAGCGCCTCAGAAGCACTCTGGGCACTTGTCAAAGCACCGACAATCCCATTACTAATAGTTTGCCCAATACCCCCAAACAACTGCTGAAGACGTTGCGCCTCTGCTTGCTGCGCTTGCAACGCTTTTTTAGCGGCCTCTTGTCTTTGCTTATCAGCTTCCGCGTTCTTGCGCTGTTGTTCTTCTTGATGAAATAACTCACCAGTTAACTTGATAGCCTCATCAACCAAAGCGGCATTGTCTTCTGTTCTAATTCTTGTTAGCGCAGCGATGTCGTTAATAAGTTTTTGCTGCCTACGCATTTCAGGTGTGCTTTGCTTCTCTATCGCAACTTTGTCTTTTAGAGACTGGACTTGACTCTTAATCCCTTGCAGAGGATCCGTTGCGCCCGCTAAATCGCCCCCTGTTGGCAAGATTTGATTGGCAGGGGGCTGCGTGCCAGTCGCTGCCGCTGCTGCCGCTGCTGATGCCTGTGACGCTTCAAATATCTCCTGCGCTCGGGCCTCCACTGCCGCAGGATCAGCCTTCCTCGTCCCGCGACCCATCACGCCGCCTAGCTCTTTACGCGCTTGTGTCCTTGCGCGATTCATTTGGAACATCTCAGTCAGCTTCGCAACCGCCGCTGTTGCAGCAGTAAGCACTGAGTTGATGAGATTCAATAAGCCCTTGATTGCAGGCCCTAAGACCTGATCAAGCCCTCTCACAAGGGTCGTGATGTTGTTGACAATCTGACTTATCTGCGATGACACCGTTTGCCCCATGATGTCAGCGGCATCACCAGCAGCACCAGTAGCGTTCTTTTGGTTGTCTAGGTTTTTGTTGAACGTGACAAGATCGTCATTGATCAAAGGCATCAATGCCTTCAGCGCATCAACGGAACCAAACAGCTTGGTGATCTCTACCTCACTGCCGCCTGTCTTCTTAATTACGTCTTCAAGGAAACCGCCGAATCCCTTGGTCTTGATTGCAGCACTGCTGAAGTCCAGCCCTAATCGTTTGGCTGCCTTCGCTGCTTCGCTCGTCGGCTTAACAATCGAGGCGATGATTTGGTTGATGCCGGAGAACGTACTCTCAACCGGAACACCTTGTGCCGTGACAGTTGAGATCGCGGCGTTCAGCTCGTCAATACCGACACCCGCAGCGGCTGCGATCGGAGCGACACGACCGATTTGGCTTGCGTACTGCCCGACAACAATTTTGCCGTCGTTCTGAGTCTGAACAAAACCGTCAACGATTTTGCTCACGCTATCGGTCGTCAAGCCGAAAGCGTTCATCACACTCGTTGCCGCATCGGAAACTGTGCCGATGTCGGTCATACCGCCAACAGCGCCAAGCAATGACGCTTCAAGAATCTTGGTGATGTCTGCGGCTTTACCGAAACCGGCAGAAGCTACGTCATACGAAGCAGCTAAAAGCTGATTGGTGCTTGCTAAACCGCCCGTCCTAGCGACAACGCCGACAAGCTGCCCTTCAAGCGTTTTGACATCGACGCCAAGTGTCTTAACTGCGGCTCTTGCCTTATCTGCCTCAACGAAACCCTTGAATCCTCCGACGACAGCTCCTGCTGCCGTTGCCACCAAAGACAACGGACCCAAGATGCCCTTGACCGCAGCGCCTAATGCTTTCGCGCTAACTCCAGCCGCCCCAGCCCCTTGGCTGAAAGCTTTCATGCCTGTGGCCGCCTTTCTTGACGACCCTCCACTGTTCTTTAATGCAACCTCAAGTTTGCGGACCTGCTCCTCAAGCTTCGCAACCTTGCGGTTCGCGTCAGCAGTCTCAACCCTAAACCTAAGGACTGACTCGGGCACGACCACTCCGGCGATAAGTCAATCTTACCGCCGCTTCAGCTTTGCGCGCTCCATCACTTTTTCCTCTTCCTCACCCTTGATTTGGAAATAAGCGGCAAAGTGAACAAGCTCCGCATCAGTCAATTCCGTGCGAAGCCTGCTGACTGTCATCCCTAATTCGCAGGCCAAGAAGAACTCAAAGAAAGTCCACCTGTCCTGCTTCAGTCGTTTTTTGCGTCTTCAATGCTTTCGCTTTCATCTGCAACGCCAAACAAAAACAGCTCGATCTCATTCAGCACAGCCTCAGGCAACTGACGCTGAAGCTTCGCGGCATCAGCAGAAGCAAAAGCCTTAGTGCCGTCTTCTAGTTCAGCGACCTGGCACAACATCTGCGTACTGATGTCTAAAGCCTCATCAGTCCCAGCAAGGGAAGAGGCTTTTTTGCGATCGGCCCGAGTGATTGGCTTGAAGTACAGATCGACGATCTTTTTGCCGTCTGCGTTCTTTAGTTCAAACTTGCGACGCTGGTTGAGGTCGAACGCCCCAACCAGCAAGTCAACTGTACGATTTCCGGCAGGCATTTAGATGACACATTTGCCACCCAAACTATAGCCTTATCACTCAAGGTTAGAAGTGATGGTGCTGCTAGTAATAAAGTTGCAGGTGGCAACAACCAGTTCACCGACGGTCGAAGTGATCTCCATGTCAGTGATGATGCCGCCAAATGAAACAGAATCAGTGCCGTTTGTGTTGCCGGTAGTGAACAACTCAAAAGAGGCATCAGCGGTGTCGCCGGTCTTAATGATGTCCTCAATGAAACTAGCCTGACCAGTTGCGTCAGGGTCATAGACCAGCTCAACAGTGCCGGAGCCGCTTACAAGGCTGCCAACAAACTGGCGAAAGGTGTTGCCATGTACGGTGGTGTCTAGAGTCTCTTTGGTGATTGAGAGGCTCCAGCTGCGGGTACCGACAACCTGGGCAAGACTGCCGCTGCCGGTCTCAAATTCGACTGAGCCGGATTCGCCTCGGATGGTGGCCATGGTCAGAGTTCCTCGATAAATTCAAAGGTCACACGGACCTGAGTTTGGAAGTAACCCTCGGGACTTGGCGAAGCCAAAGCCTCTGGGCCAGAAGGAGCGTCGAAGAAAACCCCCGACACGATAACTCGATTATACAAATCCCGAATGCGTTTACCAATGACTAGGTTCGCACCAGGGCCTACGCCTTTGGCGGAAAATATGTTCATTACGAGAAGGCCGACGATCCGGTTTTGAGAGTTACTTGTCAGGCCCTGACCTAGATATTCATTTGCCCCGAAGGTCGTGAGGCACTGCACCCATGAGCTATTCGGCGTCGGCTCATACGCCATGTTGTGAAACACAACAGGGATGGCCGGACTGTTTGCAAGCTCAGTGGCAAGCCTGCCTTCGATCGTGGCCCTAATGGAGTTGAGATCAGCAGCAGCCATGCGTCACCTGTTCGCAATCTTGTTGTACTCGCGCTTGGTCCATGACTCAAGCTCCTTAGCGATGAGATCAGGGAAGCCGGGGACGGTGTTTTGCCGTGTCCTGTATTCACCCTTCCAAGAGGGTGGCAGGTTCGTTCCGTAAATAACCGGCTCGGCGTATTCGACGTTGTTGATTACTTCGCCTTTCGCAGGATCAGACTGCCAGGCGTTCCGTAATCGTCCCCCACCTTTCGGCTCGCCTTCGTAAACAACACGGACAGGTGTTTTTTCCTTGAGGCGCTTCTCGGCTTCAAGCGTCGTGGCAGCAACTAAGATCCGAATGCTTTCCCGGTAGTAGTCACCGATTTGGTCCAGCGGGATCTCGCGTGCCATCGTTAAGCCCTCAGGATCAGCTCATGAATGATCGCAGTGTTGTCCTGCTCCGTTGTCTCCACACGGATGATCTGATGAACAACGCTGCCAACAACGACGCGATCCTTCGTCTCAGGCGCGGTGGCAAGGTCATCAGCGGCAACCGTTAGACGCTTGTCTCCAGCCTGGATCAACTCGTTCACCTCGCGCAGGTTCACATCTTCAAGAATGCCCGGCACCGTTGTATCGCTCTCGCTTTCTGTGACTGCACCTGTCGTAGCGTTGTAGCTGCCAGCCGTAACAATCCGAACCGTCACATCACCGCCGAACTGCTTCAGCACATTGCTTGCAACCCTTGCTAGCGAATCAGCAAGTGCCATCAGAGGTTATAGGCAATGCAAGCGCCGCTAGTCAGCGTGATGCTGGTGATGATGCCGCAGATGTAGGTGTCAGCGACGAAAGTCTCACCAGCCAAGCTGTTGCCAGTTGCGTTCTTCACCGTGATTGCACTAATCACGCTGTCTTCTTTGAAGTAGATCTTGCTGAACCTGCCGGTATGGGCATTGCCATCAGAGATGAACTCGAAGCCGCCTGAGAGGT